TAGAAGAAAGAACCGACGCATACGCTGCGCGTGTGATTATAGGAACCACAACTAAACATTATATTAAGAAAGGCAAGCACGGTAGACTGTTCAATCCTATAGGATTGTATAGTGAAGGACAAGCAAAAAAAAGAATGAACCACGCAGGTAAAATGGAGTGGACTTTACAATCCGTTACTCCAAAAACTTTTAAATTCTATCTTGATTTTTTAAGAACTAAAAACGAAGCATATTTAAACAATGCAGAAAGGGAAGTATAATGAAAAAGGGCAAGATTACACAGACGGAAAATGCATGCATTAGAGGAATGTTGGCTAATGAAATTGAAGTAAAGGCTATGGCTAAGCAGTTAGATAGATCTCTAGACCTTGTTCAAAAAGAAGTAGATTCTATTGAAGCTGAAATTAAAAGAGACCAACTTATTATCAACAAGTCTGCTAAGGGACATAAGGGTGTGGCTATCATGACGCCTCAGGCTTCTATGCAGATTGATAGTAGACGTGAAAATAGTAATGGTCCAGACACTTCTTCTAAAGTGGAAAGGTCGATTCACACTATCCATGGCTGAAAACCGATCTGATAAAAGCAACTACCCATCTCGTTACTCCCCTAGCGGATGGGTATCAGCTTATCAATATGTTACAGAGTTAATTTGTGAAAAAAGCGCTAAACAAAAAAATAAGGAACTACCTGTTCAGTTTTGGGAATTGCCTGAATGGGAAAAATTTTTCAAGAACCAGATCATAACTGCGGTACAATTAGTAAAGAAGTATGGAGCAAAGGCAGTTGTTGATGGTCTTAATGATAGAAGAGCTTTTAAAACATACTCTTTGCGATCTCCAGTTCTAAAAAAAATTATAATAGAATATAAAGAAAAGCAGGATATGCCAAAGGAACAAAAAAATATCTCTTACGATTTTAAAGAGATAAAGAAATTTGCAAGCAACAACGAAAAGAAATCCATTATTAGTAAACTAAAGGATTTAGAATGACTCAGGATTTGATTAAGGAATATGGAGAGGTTATTCATGACGCCTCCTACATTACAGATAATGAATCGGATATTATATCTGTAGGACCTAAGCTTGACATTGCATTAGGAGGAGGTGTACCCGAAGGCTCTTTGTTTATTATGACTGGACCCGAAAAGGTTGGCAAAACTGTTACAGCATTAACATTTTGTAGCAATGCCCAAAAGAAAAAAAGAAAAGTGTACTATGGCAATATTGAAGGGAGATTAAAGCCTAGAGACCTAAATGGCATTACAGGACTAGACCAAGGTAACGAAGCCATGAAACTCATTGGGTCTTCCCAAGGAAATATTTTATCTGCTGAGGGGTATTTAGGCATTTTTGATCGTATAATACATACAGAGCCTCATACCGTGTGTGTGGTAGACTCCTTCTCGGCACTGTCAAGTGAGGCAGAACTGAAGGGAGATCTCACAGACACACAGGTGATGAGCGTACAAAAAACTTTATCAAAATGGTGTAGAAAAATCTCTAACGTTCTTCCTATTAATAAAGTTACAGTAGTGGGAATTACTCACTTGATGGCTAATGTGTCATCGTTTGGAAGAGGAAAAAGTAAAGTAGAAAAATCAGGAAGTGCATTGAAGTACCAAACAGATGTTAAGCTTTATGCTACACACTCCCAGGCACTTATGCAGAATGATACTCAAATCGGTCAAACTATTCACTGGAAAATTGAGACTTCTGCTATAGGACCCCCTGGACAAAAAGTCGAGAGTCATATAAAATATGGTAGAGGCATTTGGAAAGAGATGGAACTGGCGGACTTGATGGTGGATTTTGGGATTGCTTCTAAGGCTGGAGCCTGGATTAAATTACCTAATGGAGAAAAAGTTCAAGGAAAAAATAATCTAGCCAAATTATTAGAGGAAAATCCTGATCAGTATGAAGAATTTGAAAAAGAAGTTTTTGACACTGTAGGAATAGAAAAAAATAATTAGGAGTTGTTGAGATTCAAAATGTCATCTAGTCAAGTCTAGATTCTATTTCTTATCTCAAGACTCCTTGACAATCATGAGCCGTTGAGATTCAAGATGTCATCTAGTCAAGTCTAGATTCTAATACTTATCTCAAGGCTCCTTGAAAATACGCGGCGGTTGGGATTCTACGTATCATCTCGTTCAGTCGAGATTCTGTACTTCATCCCAACGTCGCTTTTTAAAACAGAGAACTATAATGAAAGTAATCGACTTGGACGGCACCGTCAGCCATTGGAAATTAACTGGCGAAGTTGTACGAGGTAGGGACAGTAGAAAAAGATCACAACTTCATCTTAAAGCACGCGCCCTCTTAAAAGAATTATATCCAGCCCTACAAATCATAGAAGAAATTCCTATTCAATTAAAAAGAAGCCAGCGTGCTTCATTAGACTTTTATATTAATACAATTAAAACTGTTATAGAGGTGCATGGGGAGCAACATTATAAGTTTAATACTTTGTATCATAGCTCTAGACAAGATTTTATTAATCAGAAGAAAAGAGATAATGATTTAAAAGAATGGTGCGAAATTAATAATATGACTTATGTGGAATTACCCTTCGATGAAGGTGAGGAACAATGGAAAAACCGGATTACGCATCAGAACGACTAGAAAAAGTCGACGCCGTATTGGATGAGTATGAAGAGAGTATTGGACTCCCCAAGTTTAGTCCTAGTTTTCATGATGATAGTGCAAAGAAATATTTACAATTGTCACGTACTCAAATTGAAAAGCTAAGCCCTAACGAATGTGCTGAAGCATCTATTTTATTAACTGCTCTTGCATTTCATGTACAAAGGTCGTATAATAGAGAGGTGGCACGAGTTAATTGGGCTAATCAAACACTTAAGACTACTCTAGCTGGACGTGAGCAAGCATATAAAGGCTCCTGGGAAAGCCAGTTTAATCAGGCTATCAAAGAAGATGGATATGCTTCAAAAATTGACAACATCAAAAGGTATGCTCAACAGAGAGCTGATAGATTAACTTATCTATCTTCTTCTATAAAAAGTATGAGCGATCTTTATTTAAATATTCAAAAAACAAAGGTGTTTAATAATGAGTAAAAGAAAAGAATTAGTAGATCTTCTGTCGTCATTATCCGATGATGAAGTAGAAGCATTTGAAGGGTTGTTAAAAAAAGCTGTAAAAGGACAATCTAAAAAAAGAAGAAGAGGTCGCGGACGTAGAAGAAAGAAAGATTATGAACCCCCTCCAAAAGAAGAAGATGTTTTGGATGGTATCAAACTAACCTCTGCTGAAAAAGCTGAGCTTAAAGAAGCTCAAAAGTTTGATAAAGAAATTGGGGTTTATAGAACAAAAGAAAGAATGCCAAGTCGAACTAGAAATCCTCAGGTAGAAGCAACATGTAGAGTGTGTGGTAAAACGCAACGGGTGTCTCCTCTTGTAATTCCTCCTGAAAGAGATAGGTTTAAATGTAACGAGTGTTCATGTAGAGCAGGTTAAAAGTGGTCATTACGGCCAATTGTCGAAAAATTTTTTAAGGAAATCCTCATGAAAAAACAAATAGTTAACGGAATTGTTTGGGGTTTAGTGCTTTTTTCAACAAGTGGCGTAGGATATATGCTTGGAGCCCATGATGGAAGAAAAGAAACTCTTGACACAGAAGCTGAAATTTCTGCTATTTATCAATTACTCCAAGGTATGTCTGTTAGCATCCGAACCAATATGAACTTGGCTGTAAAAAGCGCTCATTACCTCGAACACAGCCCTCCTGTACCACAAGGTGGCTTTACTGTAGCCGAGTGTCCAAAATGTCTAATGATTTATAATCAGTATGTACAGTTAATGCCGGATCAACCTGGATATAACGGTTGGTATTTCAAAAAGTTCTATAAAGAACCTATTCAACAACGTGTTAGGCAAGGACTGTTAGAAGAAGCGAAGAAAAAGGAAAATCAATGATTCTTTCAGATGCGCCTGCCGAACGAGCAATTCTTGCTGGAATTTGCCGCTATGGCTCAGAAGCATATTATGAAGTAGCAACTCTGGTTAATGAAAAATCTTTTACTATAGAATCTAATCAGATTATATACTCATGCTTAAAGCACATTCTAGAAGAAGATTCAAGTAAAGAAATTGACCTTCCTACAATTTTATCTGCTTCCAAGGAGGTGGGTGTTGATACCTTCTTGAGTGCCAAAGAAGAGGTGCAACATCTCTCTGCTATTATGAAATTCCCCGTGCAACTTTCTAATGTTAGGAAGTTTGCAATTAAAGTTAAAAAAATACAGATAGCACGAGGAATGTATGACAAACTAGAGGAAACTAAAGAACAATATCTAGAACTAAAAGGTCATGAACCCATAGGAGAGATTTTAGGAATTGCTGAAGAATCTATTTTTGATTTTATTCAGGAGTTAAATGAAAATGATGACTCTCCTAAAAAAGTTTTTGCCGATGCCGAAGAACGCTTAGAAGATCTGTCCACAGACCCTGTGGATGTAGTGGGAATTCCTACTGGATTTAATCGCTATGATTTTGCTATTGGAGGAGGGTTACGAAGAGGTACAGTTAATGTTATTGGAGCCCGGCCCAAAACTGGTAAAACATTATTTGCAGAAAATGCTGGTATTCACATTGCTCAGCAAGGTGTGCCAGTTTTAAATCTCGATACGGAAATGACCAAACAGGATCATCAAGATCGAGGGTTGGCAATGCTAACAGATATTGGCATTAATGAAATTGAAACGGGACAATTTGCTAATAACAATTATAAACATGAGAAACTCCTTAACACCGTCAAAAAAGTTAAAGATATTCCTTACTATCATATTTCTATTGGTGGAGTGGCATTGGCCGAACAACTCTCTATTATTAGAAGGTGGATAGCTAAAGAGGTAGGAATAAACGATGATGGAAAAGCTAAGAACTGCGTTATTATTTATGATTATTTAAAAATCATGGACTCAGCGGAAATAAAAGGAGATATGAAAGAGTATCAGGTTCTTGGTTTTATGATGACCTCGTTGCATAATTTTGCTATTAAATTTGGTGTTCCGATTTTGGCCTTTGTACAATTGAATAGAGACGGTATAACTAAAGAGTCAACGGATACAGCTAGTGGTTCCGATAGAATCATCTGGCTGTGTAGTAACTTTACAATTTATAAAAGAAAATCAGACGAAGAAATTGCTAAAGATGGTCCAGAAAATGGTAACCGCAAACTAGTACCGGTAATATCCAGGCACGGGGAGGGATTAGAGCCAACAGATTATATTAATATTAACATGATAGGTAAGTATGCTAAATTAATAGAGGGCAAGACTGCCAAAGAGTTAGAAGGTGGCGGCAGTGTTATCGAAGACGACGAACAAGAAGAAAGCGTGATATACAATGAAGACATCCCCTTCGTCGTATAAATATGACGATCAGAGTAGATTAAATCAGCTGAGTAGAATAGCAGTAGAATATCTCGATCAAATATATGATTATTTTGGTGTTGAATCTTCTTATAAAAATAATACAGTAGTTAAATCGACATGCTTTATTCACGGAGGAGATAATGATACCGCTTTAAACGTATATCCTAATGGAGACTTTTGCGTACACTACAAATGCAGAACTCATCAGTGTGAGGACCATTTTGGAACCTCGTTTATCAGTTTAATTAGAGGTGCTCTGTCCCGCTTTAAATATAAATGGAAAAAGATCGGTGACCGTGAGGCGTCATTTAACGAAGCTGTAGAGTTTTTGTTAAATTTTACTAAGCAAAACTTTGACTCTTTGGAAAAAAATAATATTTCTGGAGTGGAAAAGCTGAAGTTTTGTGGTATGATTAATAAGTTCGATAAGCCCGATGTTAGCGTTAGCAAACGCATTACACGAGACTTTTATAGAACCAACGTTGAGATCCCCTCACATTATTACCTTAAAAGAGGATATTCAATAGAGGTTCTAGACAAGTATGATGTTGGCACCTGTAAGAAAGTTGGCAAGTTCCTTTACAATCGAGCAGTAGTTCCAATATACAATGAAGATCATGAATACATCTTGGGTTTTACTGGACGTAGCATTTTCCCCATGTGTGGGGAGTGCAAAAATTATCACAACCCAGAAAAAGAATGCTCAATTTTTCCTAAATGGAAGCATACTTCTGGGTTTAACAAACAAAATTGCTTGTATAATTATTGGTATGCTAAGCAATATATTTTAGAGTCGAGTGCTATAATTCTTGTAGAATCTCCTGGAAACGTCTGGAGATTGGAAGAGGCTGGCATTCATAACGCTGTAGCAATTTTTGGAACAGTACTAAACGATAATCAAAAAAAGTTGATCGACGAGTCAGGAGCGATGTCAATAGTATGCTTACTTGACAATGACGAAGCCGGTCGGAAAGGGATGGAAAAAATACAAGAACAGTGCTCCAAAATGTATCGTCTTTATTTTCCTAATATCGATGAGAATGATATTGGAGATATGAAAATTGACAAAGTTACGTCAGATATTAAACCTCTAATTACTCAAGTTGAAGGAGTCTATAATGGCTAAAGAGACAACACAAGAAACCGTTCCAGAAGTTACACCTCAACAACCTGCTGGTATTCCATTTGAACAGTTTACTATTGAGGCAGTGAACGCACATTTTACAGCCCAGAAAGCTCGTGCTGTAGCTAACCTAAACAACTATATTTTTAAATCGGCTGGTATTCCTGAACATCCCGATTCTGTTGCAGAAGTTATTAAATTGATTGAAGCTGTATCTCATGCTGATGGGTGCTTGAATACAGTGGGTACACTGTTTAATCCAGGAGCGTAGAATGACTCAGATCATAGGGTTTGCTGGTAAAAAGCAAAGTGGTAAGAATACGGCTTGTAACTTTGTGTTAGCAGTTAAGCTGGCCGAGGTAGGTATTTGTAAAACCTCCCGTTTAAATGATGAAGGAGAAATTGAAGTTACAGATATCCTGGGAGAAAAACCTGCGGATATGGAATGGATTCCTTTTAAAGATCCGCACGTTGATGTCGATAAGCTTTTTGAAAATGAGCTAAAAGACTATATCCAGCTTTATGCACTAGCAAATTCTTTGAAGCAAATGGCTGTAGATATTCTGGGTCTTAAACCTCAGCAAGTTTTTGGCACTGATAAACAAAAAAATAGTTTAACTAATATTTTATGGGAAGATATGCCAGGAAAGGAGGCTCAGTCTCATAAACCCGGTAAGATGACAGCTAGAGAAGTTCTACAGTATGTAGGAACAGACTTTTTTCGTAAGTTTTATCCTAATGTATGGCTGGACAGTTGTCTTCGTAAAATCGAGCAAGAATCTCCTGAGATTGCTCTAATTTCTGATGTTCGTTTTAAAAATGAGATTAAAGGTATTCAAAAAAAGAAAGGATTTATTCTTGGTTTAAAACGTGACCCCTATAAAAAAGGGGATAAACATGCCAGCGAAGTAGAGATTGAAAAATGCTTTGATCTTTGTAACGCTGTAGTTGATAATAGTAAGCTAACAATCCCAGAGCAGAATGAAAAAATTTATTATGCCCTGAAAGATTTACCACATATGACTTTAATTAAAGACGAGGAAGAAGTAAATGAGTGAGTCTAAACAAACATTAATTGTGGATTGCGATGGAGTAATTGCCGATAAGGCAAGTCTAGGGGACTATGGTAACGCTGGTCCACTTACCTTTGGAATTCAACAAATTAATAAACTCTACGATATGGGTTATCACATCGTACTCTATACAGCTCGGTATGGAGATAGAGAAAGTGGTAATATCCATAAGCAATATGGTAGAGGCTATATAGAGTGGGTTAATTGGCTAGAGAAACATGGTGTTAAATACCACCATGCTTTTATGGGAAAGCCAGCAGGAGCTATTTATATTGACGATAAAGCAGCTCGTGTAGAAGATGATAGCCAAGAAGGGTGGTATCAGGTGTGGAAAGAAGTTCAGAACCTAGAAGGTAAAGATAAGTATGGTAATCCTGAAGGTTTTGTGGATGGAAGCGCATGATTCCAATAGTCTACTTCCGCTCTTCGTCTTTTAATTGCCATCGCTTTTGCCCAATGCAGTATTATTTAGAATACACATTGGGCTGGCGAGGCAAATCTGGTCAAAAAGCCGACAAAGGTACTATAGTACACAAGGCTCTTGAAATCTGTGCTGTGTGTAAGAAAGGCGCACAAGATGGTAAGAAAACTATCAAAGATGATATTGTAGGAAAAGTTATTACTGACTTATATGAACCTGAATATCTAGAAACTATTATAGAAAAAGTTTATAAATATTATTCCACCGCATGTAGTCATCATAAATGGACTAATAAGGATCTTAAAGACTGTATAGAGTGGACCTGGAAAGCTCTTCGATATAATGAGGGTATGTTTGACCCTCGAAATAGAGATGTCGTTGACGCAGAGCCTCATTTTGATATTACAATAGATCAAAAATGGGCTGATTACTCATACGATATAGAAGGAGAAACTATAGAGGGTAAACTTGCTTTAAAAGGAACTGTTGACTTGGTCACAGACTTAGGCGATAATGTCTATGAGATTATTGATTGGAAAACTGGAAAAAGATTAGACTGGGCAACCGGAGAAGAAAAGACCCAGGAAAAGCTTTTCAATGACGCTCAGTTAAGAATCTATCACTACGCTATGAAGCACCTCTATCCTCATGTGGATACCTTTTTAGTTACTATCTATTTTATTAATGATGGTGGGGCATTTACCATTCATCTTCAGGACGAAGATCTCCCTAAAACCGAAGAGATGTTAAAAAAGAAATTTCAACTTATAAAAGAAACGGAAAAGCCTAATTTAGTCAAGTCTTGGAAGTGTTCTAAGCTCTGTCACCAAGGTAAAAGCACATTTGAGGAGACTGCTATTGACCCCTTAATAGAAAGGCGTTCAGGATATCCCACTAGATATGGGGAATATATGACTAAATGTGAACAAACTAACTATATGATAAATGAGTATGGTATTGAGTGGGTTACTGAAAATCTCAAAAGCCCGGATCATATAATAGGAAAATATAAAGCGCCAGGAGAAGTATAACAAGCTACGGTGTATGTAATAAATAGCTTAACAACATACACTCTCTAATACAAGGGGACAGTAGCATGAGGTTTCTGTTTATTATATTGGTAATATGGCATATGTCGGTGGTAATCGGCA